CTATCCTGCCTTAATTTCCCCATGAGGAACGACAACCCAATCAATGTGATTGCTGGTATAGATCTTGGTAGATTTGGCATCGCTGTGCGCCATACGCCCCTGCGGATCAATCCCTTGGTTGTCGAACAAATGCGCGGCCAGTGCGCGGATTTCGTGGAACGTTGGGCGTTCATCCATCTCCAGGTGATCGCATAGTTTTAGCCTGTCACGCAGATCTGAAAATGCCCGGCTGAGATAGTCGGGTGCAACTTGAGTCGGGTGCGAAACCTCTTTACTGGGCTTCACGCTCCTGGCCGGTATCCGATGGACAATGTATGGACTGGCTACATTATCCCGGCTATCGTCAATAATCCGCTTCAGTTCGCCACCGATCGGTATAGCAACATGCGATGCCTCTTTTTTCTGAACTTTTTGCCGGTGGATATACAGCATGCCGTAAATACCATTCTCCGGCTGATCCAGCCATACGCAACCACACACGCCGTTTTTAGGCTCCTTGATTGAGTAGCGGATCCGGGAGACTTCCAATCTGGCATGCGTCGTTTGTAGCGCAAGGTCCATAGCGGTTCTCAACCATGGTGCGGCACTGCGGCGTATGGCAAGGAAGTTATCGAGAGAAAGCCGTTGCCGTCGCTTCTCATCAATCCGGCGCATTTTCTTGCGTGTGGCCGGGTTATCAAGCATGAGGGATTCATCGACCGCATAGCTAAATAACTTCTTCAGGAAACTGACTTTACGGTTTTGCACGTTTGCCGATGCTTCCGCATGATATTTATTTATATAGGCGTTGACGTGCTCCAGCTCGATATCGCATGCTGGAATATCCGCAAAGAATTCTTTCACTCGAATGGCATCGTTTCTCCAATCATCACAAGTGCTTTCAGACGGCTTTTCGTCTTTTATTGCACGATTCATAATATGATCGACATGTTCCGAAAATGGTAATGCCTCCCCTTGAATGCCGCCAGACTCCCTAATTAAAAAGTCAACAGAAACTGCGGCTTCTGGTCGCATACGATTGTTATATTCACGAGCTATTGCAATCGATGTGGCGCGATCTAAAGGTTTCCTTGTTGAATTATCAACTAACGACTTCCTTACGCCATTAATTAACGTAAATCGGTAAACCCCGGCGTCTTTATCATAATAGAGGAAGTCAGGAAGATGCCGGTTTTCTCTCTTACGCGGACGGGCGGCCATTACGATTCTCTGATTAATTGGCAAACGGCATGAGAAATTTCGGATTTGATACCCCATTTCTCGGTTGAAATAACCCAAGGCGTACCATCAACGATTCTTCCTTGTAACTCACCTATTTCTATCCAGCGTTTAATGGTTCGATTGTCTGGAATAGATCCAACCTCAAACTCTCTTTTCCCCCAAAGGCTTGCTTTCATTAACTTTGATTCATTAGCCATGGTTTTTCTCCACACATTGGCCCGCTGCAACGGGCCGGTAAAAATTACAGTTCGGTCGGTTGCTGATGGGGGGCCAGTAATCGCTGGTGGATTGCCGAAACATACCGCGCCTGGTGGATAGCATCTGCCAAAGCGTTATGACGTTCGCCGTCGAATGGCAGATCACGTTTCGGGTCAAAGCCTATCTGCCGGCCAAGGCTCACCATGGTGCGCACGTCTAAATCGTTGTACCAATTCCAGCATGGCGCCACGCCGCAACGCTCATATGCCCCGCGCAAGATGACATTATCGAAGGCGGCACCGTTGCCCCAGACCTTAAGGTACTTCGGCTGCTCGCAACGGAGAGCAACAAAACTGGAAAGGGCATTGAGGGCATCAGCTATTGGCTTCGCCTGGTCATTGGTGATCGCCGCCCGGGCTTCGCTGCTCTGCATCAACCACCAGTTGATGGTGTCGCCATCGGGAACGGCGCCGGCGGCCAGCTCACTGGCAAGATTCACAGCGGTATAAAACTGCAGTTGTCCCAACTCACCGGTGGCTGGGTCGAAGAACACAGCACCGATCGCCACGATTGGCGCGTTGGGCTTGTTGCCCATGGTTTCCAGGTCAATCATCAGATCATTCATTGTTTTTACCTTGTGTTGGGGCCGCTGCCAGCCTCTCCTGGGCCTCAGCCCTTAACGGTCTTGACGGCCAAATTCCACGCCTGCTCTGCGCTCATTCCGTCGCTATGGTTCTGTTTGAAATGCCTCTCAATGCGTAACTCATCAAGATAACGCTTGGAACGCCGCTGGCTGCGTGATGGCTTAACGTGCTGCCATACGTGTGGATAGTTGGCGCTGTAAACCTGCCAGCGCCGGTTACTGATTTTGAAACAGTCGCCATACCCGGCAATCGGAACCCATAGCGCTAACCGCGCCTGCCTGTTGCTCTTACGCTTAGCCATGCTGAGATTCCTTCTTTCGGTACTGCCGAACCAAGTCTGGGTATTCACCGATAACCCGAGTATCCAGAACGCCTGCCGCATGAAGGCGCTCGCAACGATATTCAGGCCGGTTGATGTATAGGCTGTGTGGGCGAAACCAGTCCGCGGGCATAACCCTCAGCGCATCGCTGTCTGCATCGGTCAACTTACCCACGCTCCACCTCCCTAGCGCTGTCACCGGTTTGTTTCGGGAGCCCGTCATAAACCTCTGACAGATGCCCGCGAATCTGCATGCGGCGCAGTGCGCTGTACATGTAATCGCACTCAGCCTGCTTGTTTGCTCTGAATGGTTTGTTCTTGTTGGTGCACCACATCGCGTTGCCTGGCCAACCGTGAACCTTATAAACTCGTCCGCCTTTGACGTTCAGCAATCCCCAGCCTTCAGGCAGTTCATCAATGCGGATCAGCCCAGGTTCGCAGATGAAGAAGCGCCAATCCCCCATGCCGAGCTCAGGTTGAATGCGGAACCGCTTTTTCCGGTCGGTGAGGAAGTCACCGCGTGAGCACTTGGCTTCGATCAGGCAGGATGCCAGATTACGGAACCCGATTGCGTCAGGCTGTTCGCCGGTGGAGACAGCGGCAACAAAGCGATCATGGAAAGCGACCGAAAAACCGTTATTGCGCAGGAATCGCTCGGCAATCAGGCAAAGCTCGCTGTGTGTCAGTGCTGGCTTCAGTTCATTCGCCATTACCAGCCCCCTTCACGAAGATAATCCAGTGTGTTTTGTCGCCCTTGCCAGTGCGCTGCCAGATAGCTGGCTTCTTGTCTGTGAGGGCGATGATCTGGCTAACTGGTATCTGGGTTTCGTTCCATTTGAAGATCAGCACGCCGTGTGGCCGCAGCACGCGGAAAGCCTCGGCAAACCCGGCTCTCAGTTCATCGCGCCATGTTTCACGGTTGAGCTTCCCGTACTTCTTGCCCTGCCAGCCATTGGGGCCTACGCGCTCCAGGTGCGGCGGATCGAACACGACGACAGGAAAACTGCCGTCTGCAAACGGCAGCGCTGTGAAGTCGGCGATCAGGTCCGGGGAGATAACCAGCTTTCTACCATCGCAAAGGGTGTGGCTCTCGCAGCGCTTGTCGCTGAATACAGCGCGCTCGTCCTCTTTGTCGAACCAGAACATGCGCGGTCCGCAGCACATATCGAGGATTGTTTTATCAGTCAGCATCTTCGGCCTCATGGCGTTGCGCCGGGATCACTCCATCAACCGGCAAACACTCGTATTGCGAGGGTAATTTCTGCTGGTGGATATCCGCCAGGCAGTTACTTTTGTCTGGATATACCCAGCCTTGCGGCACAAATTCGCAGGGCTGATAGGTGTAGCAGATGAGCAGGAACAGGCCGAACATCACGCAGCCCTCTCGCTGGCCAGCTGGTTATAACGCTGCATGAACATCGCCCTGGCCTGTACTGGATTGACTGGTGAAACGAAAATGTCTTCCGAAGGGTGGATCCCGTTGAGCATTGGCCAAGGTGTCCCATCGTCAATGTCGAGATCGCGGCGTTCGGTGGCCAGCATCACCAGATCGGCATGCTTGACGATCGGGCTGGTGGTGGCTGGAAGGCCGAATTTATAACGAATAACAAAATCAATATTATTTTCGATGCCGCGATAGTCGGGAATTAACTTTTTAAGCGGTGATGGAATATCTTTGCAATATGCTTCGTGCGCGTCATGCAGTAATGCTTCAAAAGCAAAACTAGGCGGGACGATTTTACTGGCAATGACACAATGCTGCGCCACGCTATAGAATTCAGGAATGTGACCATTGAAGCGGCATTCATGAGATAAGGCTTGCGCTATATCTTCAATGCAAATAGCGTCAACGGTTGGCGCTTCGTAATCAAAGCGTTTACCCGTAAAGGTTAAAATCCAAGACATAATTATTCTCCACACAGTTTTTGGCAACACTTCACCAAATACCCCATCGCTGGGGTATTTGAGGCTGTATTACTTATTTAAAAAATCAGGCTTTAAAATTACCGATAAAGGTTTCTACTGAGCCGCCATCGAATTTATCGATCAGTAGATCGCGAAACTCGTTGGCAATTGCCTCTTCCTGCGCTTCAAGTTGAACAATGCGCAAGACGAAAAGCGGCTCGTCACTTTTCAGCAGGCTATTGCGAAGGCTGAACTTGCGTTCCCCGAGGCCTTCATACGGGGTGCAGGTGAATTCGAATGCAACCGGCATCACGTCTTTGCTGCTGGCTTCAATGCTTTGCATGAGTGATTTTTTACCGCTGAAATCACCGTCTTCATGATCTGCTTCTGACATTTGCTTAATGCTCACGCGGCGAACGGCACCGGCAGCCTGCGAGATAGACATTGCTTTACCCTCGGCATCAAATGCTTCCAGATAGTCGCTCCAGTCTTCCAGCCATTCGGCAATATTTTTCTGGCGCAGGCGATCGCCATCAATTGCCAGCAATGCACGGTATGGTGCGGTTTTCTTGAGTTTGATCGAGGCGACGTTATCTGCATGGCCTGGGTTCTCAAGGGAACCGATATTGAACACTGACCGTGCACTCATGTTGTCGGCGTCAATGAAGCAGCGTGCTGGCTCTTCCGCTTTGGCATAGCCAGTGGAGTAGCGAACAAAATCGGCAATGCTGGTTGTTTCCATGGCACCGCGGAAGCGGAAGCGTTCTAAGCCGAATCGCTCAAGGCTTTCAACGCCAACACCTTCAGGTAAAATTGCTGTCGGGCAGGCTAACCCTTCGATATCACGAAGGTGATAACCAGAAATCACCAGGTCTTTAACTTGTTGAATTGCTCCGCCATCTAATTGAGACATAAAATAATCCTTTGGGTTAATTAAATATAGCGTTTATGAATAAGGGCGCGTTATTACTTAGCGACCCGTAATTTACCGTCAGTGCCGCCATCTACTGTAAATAGCTGGCCTTGGTCTTCTTGCAGAATTGTTAACTTACCGCCTTTGCCAACGTACATTGGCGTTTCGGTGGTATCTTCTTCTGAAACTTTCCCGCGTGGTGTTGGGGTTACATATTTCAGTTGATGTTTGATACTGACGCGCTTTTCTTCAACCGAATTGCTTAAGCGATCAATATCGAGGGTAATAACAACTTTACCTTTCCCGCCGTTATTGAGAACGCCCAGTGCGGTATTGTTTAAAGCGCCTGAAAGTTTATTTACAAACACGCCGGCATCCAGCTCACCCAGAAAGTCCGGTACATTGGTTTTGCGGTCTTCACTCATAAAATAGTCCTCACACGAAGCGGCGATCGCCGCGGTTTTCTCCACACACCAGGTGGCGCACCGCGCCGGGCTATACTGTGTAGAAATTAATAAGGAAACCGGCACAGTACGCCACCTGATGTGTAAAAAGGGCGGCCAGCCTATGAACATTATCTTCATCCTCCTGGTGTTGGTGGGTTGAAGTTCGGCATGGCCGCCAAAGACTACACACAGCAATTCATCGGTTGTGACACCAGGGCGCTACCCCTGCTTATTTCCGGCCGCTCAGTTCGCTGTATTGGCGGTATGGTGGCCGCACAGCCGATTTCCGGTCTTCCTCCCGCCTGCGGTGCAGTGCGCTTGCACACATCACAACGTAAAGAGCACTGCCGGTGTCCGAATTGAACGGACCTTTTCCCTGCCCATCGCCTAACGTTCTAGGTGGCTGGAATTGAACCCGCCGTTATGCCTTGCTCGTCAGTGCCCTTTACGTTGTGTGCTCCGTAACGTGGAGCGGACGGGCGATGTTTAAGCCTCACGGGGCATTCTTTAACCGGGATTACGCCGTCAACCGGTTTCACTGCCGTGACAGGGAGGGTTACTTGCCGTTCGCCTTCTCCAAAACACACCGGCTGACGCCGGGCGGCCCGTTTCGAATCAAATTCGGTGCTGACCTTCCAGCCAGCCTGGTGGGGATTGCAAGCGAACCGCTGAACTTACCCACTTGGCGGAATCACCAATCGGATGCCGCCGCATAACTCCGAATGGCTTTACTGCTGGTTGTAGTTGCTGGCGGACAACGCCCCTGAAGTCCACCAGCCAGATCCACAACGGTATGCTCACTCATGAGTCAAGATCCTCCACCGCTCCCAGAATTAAGGGAAAGGGCGAGTGAGCATGCCGTTGTGTGCCGGGATTTTTAACCACGCCCGGCGCGTGGTATCTTGGAGTTCTCACACAACCAAGAAGGATTTCATATGCTTAAATCAACTCTTATCGCTAAATGCCTGCACCAATGTGATCTGATCTCTGACGTTCCGACCGGTGAGGCTGCAGTTGAATCGATATTTGACGAATACTTCCCAGGCCACAGTTATAAAAAATGGAATACTGAGCTATCTGATGAAACCGTAAGCTATTTTCTGAGAGCATCCCGCAACGCCGATACAATCCACGTTGATAGTTTCATTAAAGATCTTTGGTCTCTGTAATCGGAAGGGCGCCAAAGGTTTCAAAGTTGGGATGCCTGATCGTCTTCCCTGATGCATTTGCCTCAACTTCGAGGGATTCCGTATGCGTCAGGGCCTGAGTAAAAGCCTTCATGGCAATGAGATAATCGGCCGCTACTGCTGTTCTGGTATCAATAGCGGCGACAGTGGCCCCGTTTACCATTACTTCGACCCTCCGGCCATTCATCTGCTTTTCCATCACCTGACCCCTTACTGAAAGTTACCTGAGCGAATCATCCCGATCTTCATGCGCCTCGGGCGGCTGCTTCGTGGGCGTCCTGCCTGTTCGTTGTTGATGATGTGATATTAGGTAATGCCTAATTTTATGTCAATAGGCGATGCCTAATATTTTGAACGAAAAAAATCATTGGGAATGAGGAGTAAAACAAGGTGGGAGTTAAGGTAGTGACTTTCCATCAGACCATACGAGTTTAAGTACCGGTCTTTTGGGGAGTGGTGCTTTTAACTAACGTTTTGTTTTCAGAGAGATATTTTTTAACTTTTGTATCAAGCGTGCTAACATATGCCCGCACATCTGCATCAACCCAGGTTGGTTCAGATTCGCCAATTGATAATAAAAAATCGACAATTACGCGTCTTTCTTCTGAAGCATGTGAGTAGGCATCATAAATTCTGTGCCCCTCTGACAGCTCGCCTGGCAGCGTGGAAGAGTTACACATTAGGGGGGGGAACTCTTTCAGCCCCCAGTGTTCCGGACCTACTACATCCGAGAAATAACCCCACAATTCCGGCAACTTATCTTTACTGATTGAGCCCTTCTTGATCCAGTCATGAATTGATGGGGGTTTAATTTTGAAATGACGAGCGATCTCCGCCTTGGTCTTGACGGCACCCGAAGAAATTTTCCTGTTAATGGCCTGCTCGATCGCATGACCTAACTCTTTACCGCTAAGCATTGCCTAATGATCCTCACAATTATGTGGTTAGGCAATTCCTATTGACTGTGTATTAGGCGTAGCCTAATATTGTGCGTGTGGAAAACTAGGAGCCTAATTTGTGAAAAAAGAAAATTTAGTACTCAAACAGGCCTGCATAGACCTAGGGGGGCAGGCTGCAATGGCCAGACTCTTAGGGGTTTCAGCACCAACCATTAACCAATGGATTAATGGAATAAGGCAGATACCGGCGGAGCGATGCCCTGAAATTGAAAAGGCAACATCTGGAGCTGTGACATGCGAACAGCTACGGCCAGATGTTGATTGGACTTACCTGCGCGGTACGCGTCCTTGCTCTTCAGGTCAGGCAACAAGTGCAGCCTGAACTGCATCCGAAGTCTACCGCCCCGGCGGGATAACAGTAACTACCAAAGGAAAAACAACATGGTAGAGCCAAATTTGAAAGATGTAGTGAAAGGCATGTGTAAGGCGGTTGCTGGTGGCCGATCCGCGATGGCCGGCGCACTGGGCATGTCGGAGACGGCGTTCAACAACAACCTCTACGAGAAGAACGGCTGCCGCTTCTTCGAGATCGGCGAACTGGAAGCGATGGAGGATATCTCAGGCACCAACCTGCTGACCGAATATTTCGCCCGGCGCCGGGGTTTGCTGGTGGTGGAGATCCCCGCTCTGGACGAATTGGACCAGGTGGAATTGTTCAGCAAAAGCATCCGCACCGCCGCACACCGTGGGCATGTGGATCAGATCATTCAGGAGTCGCTTGCAGATGGCGTCATTGATGAGAAAGAAGCTGCCGAGATCATGCGTTATCACCGCAAGCACCTGCAGGCGCGTGATGCAGAGGTTAGGGCGGTGCTGGCGCTGTTTGGCAAAAAGGCCAAGTGCCAGAAAGGGTAACGCCCAGAGGTTGCAGCCCCTGGGCGTCGGTGCGAGTAAATCAGTGTGTGGAGAAATAATCGCATGAGCAATTTAACCAGAAATTCTATGGTGCCGCAAATCCGCTGCCGTGCAATGACTGGCGGTAATTCTGCGTCGCCGTTCCGGTATGAGGTCAATGTACTGGGTCGGTGGATTGCCAGCAACTACCAGTTTGCCCGATGGGTGGTAGATGGCGGCGCCTGGTTGTCACGACACAGCGAGGTGAAGCATGACTAATCTACCAGCGACCGGGATCACTATGACCAGCCTGGAGCTGGTGGACTACATCAACGCTGAGCGTGAGTCGAAAGCGATCGCCGCCGGCGCCTCGTTCCCGAGCAAGGGCCATACCCGTTTGCGCCACGCTGATTTTATGGCGAAGGCGCCGCGGGTATTGGGTGAAAACCACTCAACGAAATTTTTCGCTCAGTACACCGATCCGACCGGGCGCGAGCTTCCATGTCTGCACTTACCCAAGCGCGAAGCCTGCCTGATGGCCATGAGTTACAGCTACGAGATACAGGCGAAGGTGTTCGACCGCATGACAGCGCTGGAGCAGGCCAACGTACCGGCGCCACAGTTGCCGGCAACCAAGACAGATCAGATCCAGGCCGGGTTGTTGATCGTGGAGTCCGCTACCAAGCTGCTGAATCTCTCTCAGTCGTCACGCCTGGGGGCATTGCAGAAGCTGCAAGAGCTGGCTGGCCTGCCGGCACTGATGCCGGTATACGCCATTGATGTGCCATCGGATGCCGTTGACGGCTCCAGCCGGCCGACAGCGGCGATCACCACTCTGTTGAAGCTGAACAGCAGCACGATGAGCACGCCGGTGGCATATCGCATTCTGGAGCGTTTGCGGATAGTCGAGCGCAAAAGCCGCCCCAGCCGGCGCCACGGTGAAAAACATTTCTGGTCGATCACCGGCCCCGGTCTGCGGTTTGGTAAAAACATCACCTCGCCGAACAACCCGCGGGAAACCCAGCCCCATTTCTATGAATCGCGCTTCCCAGAGTTGCTGCAGCGCATCTACGACGAGTGGAGGCGCGGCTAATGGCGGCTAATTACCCAGATATCGGCAGTCGTTGGCGTGATCAGCATGGTCACGTAGTCGTCATTGCCGAGCATGACATTGAAAATCAGAAAGTTGTTTACCAGCGCCCAGGCTACGAGTGGCATTGTGCTTGCCCTCTGATCATCTTCTGGGCCCGTTTTACCAGGACTATTTTATGAGTACGAAATTGACCGCATACGTGTGGGACGGTTGCGCGGCGGCGGGCATGAAACTGTCCATGGTAGCCATAATGGCGCGCCTGGCTGACTTTTCCTCGGATGAAGGCCTGTGCTGGCCGTCAGTGAAGACGATCGCCCGTCAGATTGGCGCCAGTGAAAGCACGGTGAGCGCATCGCTGGCCAAACTGGAAAAAGACGGCTGGATCACCCGCCAACAGCGCCGGAAGGGCAACCGCAACACCTCAAGCATGACGCAGCTGAACGTTGAGATGCTTCGCGCTGCTGCAAATTCTCACCCTCCAGAATCTGAGGCCTCAAAATCTGATACATCAAAATTTGATACCTCAAAATCTGACCCGTCAAAATCCAGCAACACAGGGCGTTTTGACCCTCCAGAATCTGGATACGATCCGTCAGTAAATTCAAAACATGATCCGTCAGATAAAAACACTTTTGGTCAACCGCCAGCGGCGGCCGACCAGGGGGATGTTGTTTCTGAAGAAATTCACATCACTGACCAGGCCATTCTGGTGCTGAAACACCTGAACCAACTGACGGGCGCCAAATACACCACGGCCAAATCCACCCTGCAGAACATCCGGGCTCGGCTGGTGGACGGACACACGCTGGAGGAACTCAAGCTGGTGGTGGAATACCTCGTTGATCGCTGGCTGGGCACGGAGTGGGCCAAATACTTGAACCCGGAAACCATGTTCCGGCCAGGTAAATTCCCGGGCAACCTGCTGGCTGCTACAGCCTGGCATGACGGCGGTCGCAAGCCTGAGCAAGCCCGTTCGGCGCCGGTGGCCTGCGCAGAACGTGACGCGGCCTATCGTCGTTTCATCGGTAACAGTCTGCCGCTTCAAAACCCTGGCGAGCTGGAGACGTTGGCGAGAACTGAGGCCAGCAAAGCCGGCGTGCGCACCATGCAGCCGAGTTACGCGGTGCCGGCATGGAACCGCATTTGGGCTGATTGTGCCCAGCGCCTGAACGGAGGAAAAGCAGCATGAGTCTGGTTTACGCGAGCAACACGCCAGCAGAGCACAAAGACCGCTGGCAAACCCCGATTGAGATATTCAGCGCGCTTGATGTTGAGTTTGGTTTCTACCTGGACGCTGCTGCAGACCACGGCAACGCGCTGTGCGCTCGTTATCTGACAGAGCAGGATAACGCGCTGGCGGTAGATTGGGAGAGCTACGGCGCTATCTGGTGCAACCCTCCATACAGCGCCATAACGCCATGGGTGGAAAAGGCCGCGGAACAATGCCGCGCACAGAATCAGCCGGTCGTGATGTTGTTGCCGGCGGACACCTCAACAGGTTGGTTTTCGTTGGCGCTGCAGTCAGTCGATGAAGTCCGCCTTATCACCGATGGACGACTGGCGTTTATTAATTCCGCAACGGGCAAGCCGGGGAAGAACGGCAACAGCAAAGGCAGTCTGTTGTTCATTTGGCGCCCATTTATCAAGCCGCGGTGCCAGTTCACCACGGTATCCCGCGACGAGTTGATCGGGATCGGTACTGATATTTTGCGCGAGGTAGCGGCGTGAGGATGTTACTAACTCCATACCTGCAGCGTGATCTGGGCGTGGTGCTGCTGCGCCCCGGTCGTGAGCTGATGCACTATTTCAGTGGTCAGCGCCGGCTGCTGATTGCCAACGAGCCAGAAGAGCTAAAACCGCTACCATCGGGTTTGCTGCCGGTAGCCGATCAGGGGCTGGCCAATGATCCGCGGTTGTCGCCATTCTTTCTGCATGAGCGAGTTATCGGCGCCGCTGGTGGTGTTGTTGCTCTGCGTGAGTGGCTGAGCCGCGGCACCGAGTGCCAGTGGCCACATGGCGATGGTTATCACAATCACAACATGGATATTCTGGATTATGACGGCTTGCCTGTCCGTTTGTGCTGGCACCATGAACACCTGCTGCGGGAGCAAACCCACCCTACGCTGGACGCTTTGGCGAAGCAGAATGTTGCGGACTGGCTGGTATACCGGGCCCGCACGCACTTTCGGTTTAAGGAAGACCACCAGCTGAGCCTGCCGGAATTATGCTGGTGGGCCGTGCTAAATGGTGTTTCCGATCTGCTGCCTGATTCGGTGGCGCGCTCGGCACTGCGCCTTCCACCAGCACCAGACGAAACAGGCACGCGTAAAGAGTCGGATATCGTCTGGGAGAAGGCACCGAAGGCGATCATCAACGAGCGCGTGGAAAAGGTTAAGCCGGCGTTGCTCGTTGATGTGGATCCGGCGCCGCCGGCGGGCTTTATGCTGCGGCCAAAACTGACGCGCTGGGAATGCGAAAAGTACACCCAGTGGGTGAAGTCGCAGCCGTGCTGCTGTGGTTGTGGCCTGCCGGCAGACGACCCGCATCACATCATCGATCACGGCCTGGGCGGTACTGGCACCAAGCCTCACGATATTTTCACCATTCCTCTGACCCGTAAATGCCATAACGAACTGCATGATGATGTAGCGGCATGGGAGGCCAAGCACGGCAGCCAGCTGTTCCACCTGGTGCGCACGCTGAATAAGGCATTTGGGATTGGGGCGATCACCACGGCAAACAAACGCGGGGCAAAACGATGAATCAACAATATCTGGAGTATGTCCGCGGTGCCGTGTCGCTCGCCCTGGCTGATATCCATGGTCAGAGCAAAGGCCAGCTGGCGGCATTCGAGGGTTCAGCGATGATCCGCACAACACGTTTTAAGCGCCAGAAGGTTCGCACGGTGGTATTGGAAAAGCGCAGAGTTTGCCCGATAACGGATCCTATGCACTGCCCAGAAACGCGAACCAGAAAGAAACCCTTTCCGTTGATTGAAGAGCTGACCTATTGCACCAGTTCCTGGCGCCGGGCCATTTCAGTGCTGGATACCCATCAGGAAGCATGGCTGCGCTATTGTTATGGTGATTATAATTACCATGATAAACAGTTGCAGGTGGTTCCTTATATCTGGGAACAATTCTCAGATCAGTGTGCGGTACGCTTGAGCAAAAAGGTAAAACTCAGGCTGCAAGGCTTGGCATTGCTGGCGGTACAGGTGGTCGCCAGTGAAATAAAAGGTCTGCCGCGGGAGTACACCTATACCAACCTTGCCAGCATGGCCGGAGTCCAGCGGAATAACTGGCAAATGCACTATGCCGGACACTGGGAGCGCCTTTTGCTGCTAATCAAGGGGCTGGATGAAGGCGCGCTTTTCAGTGTTGCAAACCAAAGAATAGCAAGAAGGCAGCTTTTAACAGCATGATGCTTGCAAAAGTGAACAAAATGAGCCATATTTAAGGCTAATTTGATATTTTGCCAATATTGCAAATGGCGCAAAACCTCGCTTCGGCGGGGTTTTCTTTTTGGTGGGTCAGATTTCAGCCGCTGGTGGTGTTTTCCATCGGCAGTGATCCACCAGCGACAATTACAAAGCGATAATTCGCGTCAATTACAGGCTGCCATTTGGCGGCCTTTTCTGTTTCATGAGCGCCAACCGCCCGGCGGGAGGTAAGGATGTCACGAATGCTAATCAGAGCAGCCGATGGAGCCGTGCACACTGGTAGCGCAGTGTCATTCGTCCTCGGCATCATTAATTATTTCTCACAGAGCGAATGGATCATTATCGGGGTCATTTTCGGCATGTTTTGCTCTGCATTTGGTATTGCCCTCGGTACTTACTTCCGCTGCCGGCGCGAGCGGCTTCTACGTGATTGGATAAAAAAACGCACGGAGACGATCGACACGGAAGAGCTTGAAATGCTGGAGCGTGAGTGATGGGGAACAAATCAAAACTCAGCGCTGTAATGTTGGCGCTGATCGCCGCCGGCGCATCTGCCCCGGTGATGATGTCGCAGTTTCAGGAAGAAAAAGAAGGTCAGCGCCTGACCGCATACCAGGACGGTGTCGGCATCTGGACAATTTGCGGCGGTGTGACAAGGGTCAACGGCCAGAAGGTTATGAAGGGCCAGCGTCTGAGTGCCGAGCAGTGCAAGCAGATTGACGCAGCAGAGCAGAAAAAGGCGCTCGACTGGGTAGATCGCAACGTCAAGGTAACGCTGACCGAACCGCAAAAAGTCGGTATCGCCTCGTTCTGCCCGTGGAACATCGGCCCCGGCAAGTGCTTCACCTCCACCTTTTACAAGAAGCTGAACGCCGGCGACCGCATTGGCGCCTGCCGCGAAATCCGCCGGTGGATATATGACGCTGGCCGAGATTGCCGCATCCGTTCGAATAACTGCTACGGGCAGATCCTGCGGCGCGATCAAGAGGCCGAACTGGCTTGCTGGGGGCTGGATAAATGAGATATCTACCATCAGCAGTATGTTTCGCAGCGGCCGGTTATCTTGCCGCTCACGGTATTGATGGCTGGGGCTGGTTCCTGTTCGTCGGAGTGATTCTGCTATGAACCGAGCGACCGCGATAATTGCAGGAGTGCTGCTGGTGGCCGTCATGGCTGCCTGCTGGGTAGCCAGCTATTACCAGGGAAAGTCGGAGAAGTTGGAGGGCACGGTCAAGCAACTGCAGAGCGATAACAGCCTGCAGGCGAATACAATCGCCACACAGGCGCTTCAATTCCAGCGTGCCAACGAAATTAGCAACGCGGCGACTCAGTACGGCATCAAAACCGACGCGGCCACTCAGGGGAAAGAAATTGAATACCGGACGATCCTCAAGAAGCAGCCTACGTGTGATCTGGCTGTTCCCGCTGCTATTGCTGGTGGGTTGCTCGACTACACGCACCGTCTACGTTCCCGCGCAATGTCAGCCGATACCGGCGACGCTGACGCAACCGGTGTTGGCGCCACTGCCTCCGGCACCCTGACATACTGCCAGGCTGTGCTGTGGATTGATCCGCTGCTGGCTGCGCTCGACAAGGCGAATAACCAACTGCTGGCGATACGCCGGCTCGAAGAAGAGAGAAAACGATGAGCAAGATTGTACTGACCCAGGAGCAGATTAAAGAATTGGCTCGCTTCGCAGCAGAGGAAGGCCAGCTGTCCTACACCATCACCACCGGCACTATTCCAGCATTTGAGGCTGAGGATGGCGAGGTTCCTGAGTACAGCGGCTTGATCGCCTACTCGGATTCAGAAAAGCACGGCGTTCTCCAATTGGGATGAATTTATAAAATTCTGCAAAAGGCATTCGCTGAGTGCCTTTGACGGAATAAACGCACTGAATCCTCGCGTGATGTTCAACGGCATCGCCGGGGTTATATCCAACGAACCAGCAGGAAATTCTAAATGAACGAAGCTAAACCGCAAGATGGCAGCACCGTGAAGGGATACCGCACGTTGACCGCCGACGACATCGCGCAAATGAACGATCTGAAAGACATTAGCCGTAATTTTTGCGAACAACTCGACATCGAACGCACGCACCTTTCACTGGAGACGGTAGAGGCTGGCTCCCCAGAGGAAATCAATCGCATGGAGGCCATGCGCTGTCTGGCTATCGCCCGCACCAAGATGCAGGAGGCCTGCATGTGGGCCTGCCGTGCAGTGGCCAGACCGGACGCGGATTGCTAACACCATAGCATTACAGGTGGCCTTTGCGAGGGCCATCGATAATGCAAGATAACCAAGCCGTCACCCTGCACCTACCGCGCACCCTGCGCATCGGCAGGCTGGTGGCTTTTTTCTTCGGGGCTGTGAATGGATTGGCATACGGTTTTTTGCGTCGCCAGTGGTCCATCGTTGACCGAGGCGGATTGCGCGCTGGTGGAGGCATCAGGTTTGCCTACGATCGCGGTCAACAACAGTTGGCGCCTGATCCCGGCATGTGCCGCCATTTATGCCGCTGATTGCTGCTGGTGGGAGTTATATCACGCAGAGATAACGTGTGGTGCCGATCGTTGGTGCAGCGACCCGTTCACCGCTGACCGGTTCAATTTGGCGCAGTTTGATAGCCAGTTGCCAGGCAGTTTTAATTCTGGCCAACGTGCTATTGAGCTTGCCATCTACCGCGGCGCTCGGCGGGTGTTGCTGGTGGGGTATGACTGTTCAATTCGCGACGGCGTTCACTGGCATGGGCCTCACGCTGGCCTCGCCAATCCTGACGCCATGAGTGTAGCCCGTTGGCATGATGAGTTTCGCCAATTACGTGATTGGGCGGCAGGTGTCGAGATCGTTAACTGTTCGAGGCGTACTCGCTTGCGATGTTTCCAGAGGCAGTCTCTTGAAGCTGCGCTCTCTTCTATTTAAAGGTTTTCATGTCGATAAAGCGAAATATCTACATCCGTGGGATGTATGGCCTGGGCGACAGCATCTACCAGCGGGCATTTGTTCGGCAATTCCCCGGGGCTTACATTCGCACCCCCTGGCCGGAGTTGTATGCGGATCTTGATGTGAAATTCGTCAAGTCCAACACGTTGCTGCGCACCCAGCGGAAAAACGAAGATCGCACTTGGTTGAGGTATGTGCCTGAACCGACGAAAGCCGAAGTTTTCACGGTGTTCTATGGGGCGGACGAGCTGGCGCGAGGATCCATTATCGATGCCATGACCCTGCAATTCTGCAAGGTGGCGTCCCAATTTGATTTGCCCTCTTACGGTCCGTCGCCGGTGATAAGCGATAAGCCCATTGCGGTTATTCGTCCGGCCACGGTTCGGCGCGAGTGGGCCAATCCTGCACGTAACCCTGACCCGAAATACATCAACGAGGCGGCAGCGTTGCTGAAAAAGCATTTTTATGTGGTCAGTCTAGCGGATTTGGAAGAGGGCGAAGAGTGGCTTGTGGGCGATGCGCCGGTGGCCGATCTACAGCTGCACGCTGGTGAGTTGTCTGTAACCCAGATACTGGCGTTGGTTGAGCATGCTGCTGTGGTGGTCTCTGGCGTGGGTTGGGCGCTTCCTGCCGCCATCTGCTACAAAACACCGGTTTTCATCATCCAGGGTGGCTGTGGCGGGCATAACGCGCCACATATTGTTACCGATCCGGAGATGGATCTTTCCCGCGTAGGTTGGGCGCAGCCTGATAATTACTGCATGTGTGGCCAGATGGACCATGCGTGCTCCAAACACATTACCGGCTTTGGCCAACAATTTAAGGACTGGCTCAATGAAATCGTTCTCTCAACAACTTGAGTCTGGGTTGGTCTTCGTCCCGGCGCTGGGCATTGGTCGTTATCCTGTCCCTGTGAACCAACGGCCATATGACGACAGCTATTTTCACAAATACCAGATGATGGCTGATACCCCGATGGGGCACGCGCTGACGAAATCGCGCGTTGCGTTGGTGGAGCGCCATCACGGCGATGGAATGGTGCTAGATGTGGGGATCGGTGCCGGGCAGTTTGTGGAGGCCCGCCCTCAGACATGGGGATATGACGTCAATCCGGTTGGCGTTCAATGGTTAAAGCTGCGCGGGCGCTGGGCAGATCTGTATACGGCTGACGCGTTTCCGGCGTTGACGTTCTGGGACAGCCTGGAGCATATCGACAAGCCCGAACTGGCGGTAGCAAAGGCTAAACAGTGGGTGTTTGTATCGATCCCCATCTTCGCCGGCGGCGATGCCATTATGGCTTCACATCACTATCGGCCGAATGAGCACATTTGGTATTTCACGCATGATGGGTTGCTGCGCTGGTTTGCTGAGCAAGGCTTTACCTGCGTTGAGAGTAATACGATTGAATCAGACCTGGGCCGCGTTGGCATTGGGTCTTATGCCTTCAAGAGGACTGCGGTATGAAAGAGCTGAATTACGATGCCATTGGCCGTTGCATTGTGGCGAAGAGAACCATTGGACAGCTTATTGACGAGCTGGCTCACCTTCGTCACTTGGCGACTCGGAATAGCGTTTATCTCCTGGAAGACGAACTCTCTATGCATGACTCGATGGTTGAGTGTGCAGCAACATTGGCCACGGAAACTCGTCGCATCTATGACGAAATTTACAGCCAAGCACTGGAATATAACCGCTGGGCACCACTGGCAGAGTATCCGACGATCTCGGTTACGCGCCATCCGTTGCCGCATACAGACACGGTGCAAAAAGAATTAGTTTTCATGATCAACAAGGCCCCGGGCCATGCCGCCCCGGACGCCTAAAGCCTGCCGTAAACGCGGCTGCCGCAATACAACGACTGATCCCAGCGGATTCTGTAGTGAGCATCGAGGTGAAGGGTGGCGCAATTATAAGCCTGGTCAGAGTCGGCATCAGCGCGGTTACGGCAGCCGTTGGGATGTGATTAAGCCGCGGATCCTCAAGCGGGATAAGGGATTGTGTCAGGAATGCCTGCGCCGGGGTGCCATAACCGAGGCTGATTGTGTTGACCACATCGTGCCTCTCGCGCACGGTGGAGACGATAGCGAGGCCAACTTGCAAAGCCTATGCACCCCCTGTCATAGGGCGAAGACCGCGAGAGAGCGGCGCTCAGGCCGGTAGGGGGAGGGAAAATCCCTACAGCCTTGCCCCCTCCGTACTGCCCGCCCCGTCATGTTTTTACACCCGCGAAAAATGAAATTTAATCTGGAGCGCATATGGCCGGAACGGCAGGCCGATCCGGGCGGCGCCCAAAGCCGACCGCCCGCAAGGAATTGGCCGGCAACCCCGGTAAACGAGCCCTGAATAAGGACGAGCCGGTATTCACCCCGATAAAGGGCGCGGAGCCGCCGGCATGGTTTGAAGAAGAGGGGCTCCACCTGGCCACGGTGATGTGGCAAATGACCACCAAAGAGCTTTGCGGACAGGGTATTCTGTGCATCACGGATCTGGCGGTGCTGGAGCGGTGGTGCGTGGCGTACGAGTTTTGGCGCCGGGCAGTCAAGAACATCGCCCAGCAGGGCAACGTGGTGACCGGTGCCACCGGCGGCCCGATAAAGAACCCTCAATTGACGGCGAAAAAAGAACAGGAAACGGAGATGAGCAGCACCGGCGCCATGCTGGGGCTCGATCCGGGAAGCCGCCAACGGCTGATAGGACTCGCCGGCCAGAAAAAAACGGATAATCCATTCATTAAGTTGATCACATCATGAAGAGAAAATCTTACCCCAACGTGAATGCTGCCAATCAGTATGCGCGTGATGTGGTGCGCGGCAAGATAGTGGCCTGCCAGTATGTGGTAAGCAGCTGCCAGCGGCATCTTGATGATCTGGCCGAAGAAAAGGGGAGAAAGTTTCGCTACCGCTTTGACAGGGATCTGGCGGAGCAGGCCGCGCGATTCATCCAGCTATTACCGCACACCAAGGGCGAATGGGCATACAAGCGGATGCCGATCACCCTGGAGCCGTGGCAGCTGTTTATCGTCTGTGCCGTCTTTGGCTGGGTGCACAAAGGCACCAAGCTACGGCGCTTTCGCGAGGTCTACACCGAGATCCCCCGCAAGAACGGCAAATCGGCCATCTCGGCCGGCGTGGCGCTCTACGGGTTTACCTGCGACGGTGAGTTCGGTGCCGAGGTGTATTCCGGCGCAACCACCGAAAAGCAGGCCTGGGAAGTGTTCCGCCCGGCCCGGCTGATGTGCAAGCGTACGCCGATGCTGATGGAGGCTTTCGGTATTGAGGCCAATGCGTCCAACCTCAACCGCCCGGAGGACGGCGCCCGCTTTGAACCGCTGATCGGCAACCCGGGCGACGGTTCATCGCCCAGCCTGGCGGTGGTGGATGAATACCATGAACATCAGACCGATGCGCTCTATACCACCATGTTGACCGGTATGGGCGCCCGCCGGCAACCGCTGATGTGGGCGATCACCACGGCCGGCTACAACATCGAGGGGCCGTGCTACGACAAGCGCCGGGAAGTGGTGGAGATGCTTAATGGTACCGTACCGAACGATGAGCTGTTCGGGATCATCTATACCATCGACGAAGGCGACGACTGGACAAAACCGGAGGCGCTGATCAAGGCCAACCCCAATATGGGCGTCTCGGTTTACAAAGATTTCCTGCTTAGTCAACAGCAGCGGGCGATTAACAACGCCCGTCATGCCGGCACTTTCAAGACGAAACACCTCAATATTTGGGTCGCGGCGCGGGATGCCTTCTATAACCTGGTGAGCCTGAAGCGCTGTGAAGATACCACGCTGACGCTCGAGCAGTTTGAAGGGCAGCCCTGCATTCTGGCGTTTGACCTGGCGCGCAAGCTGGACATGAACAGCATGGGACGGCTGTTTACGCGGGACATTGACGGCAAGCGCCATTATTACAGCATCGCGCCGCGGTTCTGGGTGCCGTATGACACGGTCTACAGCGTTGAACGCAGCGAGGATCGGCGTACGGCGGAGCGCTTCCAGAAGTGGGTGGAAATGGGATTGCTGACGGTTACGGACGGCGCGGAGATTGATTACCGCTACATCATGGAAGAGGCCCGGGCAGCTAACCGGCTTAACCCGGTAGAGGAATCGCCTATCGACCCCTTCGGCGCCACCGGCATATCGCACGAGCTGGCCGATGAAAACATGTCGCCCATTACGATCATCCAGAATTACACCAACATGTCCGACCCGATGAAAGAGCTCGAGGCTGCTATCGAGTCTGGCCGGTTCCACCACGACGGCAACCCCATCATGGTCTGGTGTCTTAGCAACGTGATCGGCAAGTATTTGCCGGGCAACGACGATGTGGTTCGGCCAATCAAGGAGCAGGCCGAGAACAAGATTGACGGTGCCGTCACGCTGATTATGGCCATCGGTCGCGCCATGCTGAATGAGCCGGGCGATTTTCTTTCCAATATCGATCCAGACGAAGACCTCTTATATCTATGAAAACATTGATTATCGATGCTATCGGTCTGGCCGGATTTGGTCTGCTGGTGGCGGGCATTTATCTGCAGTTTGGTACCGCCATTGCGCTTCAGAGCGCCGGCGGTGGTTTGCTGGCATTCGCGCTGATCGCGGCCAGAAGGGGGAAACGTGTTACTTGATGCGCTATTTCGCAGTGAGCCGCTGGAAAATCCGGCCAATCCGGTCACCGCCGAAATGGCGGAAATGGACGGCTTGCTCCAGGCGGACGTGTACGTCAGCCCGGAAACATCGATGAAGCTGGCCGCGGTTTATTCGTGCATTTACGTGTTGGCGTCCAACGTGGCCCAGATGCCGCTGCATGTGATGCGGAAAACGGAAAAAGGCGTGAATGTGGCGCGCGATCACCCTGTTTTTTATCTGGTGCATGACGAGCCCAACGACTGGCAGACCAGCTATAAATGGCGCGAGCTGAAGCAGCGGCACATTCTTGGCTGGGGTAACGGGTTTACGCGGGTGCACCGGACGCGCCGCGGCGAGGTCAGCGGGCTTGAGGCGTGCATGCCGTGGGAAACCACGCTGCTGAATACCGGTGGCCGCTATACCTATGGCGTCTATAACGAGCTTGGCAGCTTCGCCATCAGCCCTGACGACATGATCCACATCCGTGCGCTGGGTAATAACCAGAAAATGGGCCTCAGCCCCATCATGCAGCACGCCGAGACGATCGGCATGGGCATGAGCGGACAGAAATACACCAGTTCCTTTTTCAGTGGGAATGCGCGGCCGGCGGGCATTGTGTCCGTGAAGGGGGAGATCCAGGACAAGGGCTGGGAGCGGTTGAAGAAAGTCTGGCAAAAGGCGTCGCTGGCGCTGCGTGGCCAGGAGAATAAAACCCTGCTGTTACCCGCAGAACTTGATTACAGGGCGCTGTCAGTGTCCCCGGTAGACGCCCAGATCATCGACATGATGAAGCTGAACCGTTCGATGATTGCCGGCATATTCAACGTGCCGGCGCACATGATCAACGACCTGGAAAAAGCCACCTTCAGCAATATCACCGAGCAGGCCATTCAGTTTGTCCGCTATACCATCATGCCCTGGGTAGCCAACTGGGAGCAGGAGCTTAACCGCCGGCTGTTCACCCGGGCGGAGCGGGCGGCGGGGTATTACGTCCGCTTTAACCTGGCAGGGCTGATGCGCGGCACGCCGAAAGAGCGCGCCCAGTTCTACCACTACGCCATCATTGACGGCTGGATGAGCCGCAACGAGGCCCGCGCCTTCGAGGATATGAACCCGGTAGACGGGCTGGATGAAATGCTGGTCAGCGTGAATGCGGCCAACCCAACCAAAAACGTAATCGACGACAAAACCAAAGAGGAAGACGCCGATGAGTGACAGAGAAACGCGCTGTTACAGCGGTGAAGTGCGCGCGCAGCAGCAAGAAGACCAACCGACGCGGATTATCGGTTACGGCTCGGTGTTCAATATCCGTTCTGAACCGTTGTGGGGCTTTCGCGAGATAATCAAGCCAGGCGCCTTCGACGATGTACTGAATGATGATGTGCGCGGGCTGTTTAACCACGATCCCAACTTCATTCTGGGCCGGAGCACCTCGGGAACGCTCAAGGTTTCCGTAGATGAGCGTGGTCTGCAGTATGACATTGAGGCGCCGGATACCCAGACCATCCGCGATCTGGTGCTGGCGCCGATGCAACGCGGCGACATTAACCAGTCGTCCTTTGCGTTCCGCGTAGCCCGCGACGGCGATCGCTGGTACGAGGACGAGGAAGGCGTGGTTATTCGCGAGATCCACAAATTCTCCCGGCTGTATGACGTCAGTCCGGTGACGTATCCGGCCTATCAGGCGGCAGATTCTGCCGTCCGTTCTTTGAAAGCCTGGCAGGAGGCGCGCGATAGTGGCGCGATCACCAATGCCGTAAACCAACGAATGGCGCGTGAGCGCCTCCTGACTTTACTTAATGTGTAAGGAAAAACTATGTCTGCGTCCAAATTGCATGAACTGAAGCAAAAACGAAACACCATCGCCACCGACATGCGCGCCTTGCATGACAAAATTGGTGATAACGCCTGGACCGATGAGCAGCGCACCGAGTGGAAGAAGGCCCAGGGCGAGCTGCAGGCCGTCGATGAGAAAATCGAGCGGGAAGAGTCCTTGCGCTCGCTGGATCAATCATTTATTGAGCAGCAGGAAGAGGAGCAGCGCCAAAATCAGAACAAAGACCCTAAAGGTAAAGATCCTGAGCAGCGCGTTGCCGTGTTCGATAAATGGATGCGTCACGGTGCGGCCGAGCTGACCGCCGAAGAGCGCCAGGCGTTGCGTGAGCTGCGCGCGCAGGGCGTTGCGCCGGATGAGAAGGGGGGCTATACCGTGCCAAAAACCTTCCTGGCGAAAGTGGTTGAGCAGATGAAAGCCTATGGCGGCATCGCCGGTGTGGCGCAGATCCTGACCACCTCTGACGGCCGAACCATGGAGTGGGCAACAGCTGACGGCACGGATGAGGTGGGTGTGCTGCTGGGTGAGAACGAAGAAGCCGGCGAAGAAGATACCGAATTTGGCATGGACAGCCTGGGTGCGCTGAAGTTGACATCCAAAATCATCCGCGTGTCCAACGAGCTGCTGCAGGATAGCGCGATTGATATGGAAGCCTACCTTGCCCGCCGGATCGCCGAGCGTATCGGCCGCGGTGAGGCGCGTTATCTGATCCGTGGTACCGGCACCGGTACACCGAAACAGCCGAAAGGTCTGGCCGCTTCCGTGGATAAAACCACCGCGACCGCGTCGGCAACAGCGGTGAACTGGAAAGAGATCCTGGCGCTGAAACACGCCATCGACCCGGCATACCGTCGCGGCGACCGTTTCCGCCTGGCCTTTAACGATAATACGCTGAAACTGATCAGTGAAATGGAAGACGGCCAGGGGCGTCCACTGTGGCTGCCGGATATTGTCGGCGTGGCGCCGGCGTCGGTGCTTAACGTGCCGTACGTGATTGATCAGGAGATCGATGATATTGGCGCCGGCAAGAAGTTCATGTTCTGCGGCGATTTCAATCGCTTCATCATCCGCCGCGTCAATTACATGATCCTCAAGCGCCTGGTTGAGCGTTATGCCGAGTTCGATCAGACCGGCTTCGTCGCTTTCCACCGCTTCGATTGTATCCTGGAAGATACCTCCGCTATCAAGGCGCTGGTGGGTAAAGGGTCGGCCAGCAGCTGATAGCGACACCAACCGAAGTTCAACATGCCGCGTAAAGCGGTTTTTTTGTGCCCGCCATTTGGCGGGCACCGGAGAAAGCTATGTTGCTGAAACTCGAAGAAATCAAGGCGCAATGCAAGTTGGAGCCTGATTTTACTGAGGAAGATGCATTGCTAGAACTGATTGGCCGGGCGGTTCAGACGCGTACCGAGACGTTTCTTAATCGAAAACTCTATGCACCCGACAGCGAGATCCCTGAGTCCGATCCGGATGGTCTGCACCTTCCCGACGATATCAAGATTGGCATGCTGCTGTTGGCAACCCACTACTATGAGAACCGCTCGGCGGTGTCGGACTTTGAAAAGGCCAGCCTGCCGATGGGCTTTCTGTGGAACGTGCAACCCTATAGGTATATCCCGCTATGAAAATCCGTCAGGCGCAGACCAGTGCCAGCTATTTGCTGCCCGACCCGGGCGAGCTGGATAAACGGATCGTTATCCGGCGGCGTGTAGACGAGCCGACAGACAGTTTCGGTTTGGCGCCGACTTTTCCCGAGTCGTTCCGTGCCTGGGCCAAGATGGCGCAGGTAGGGGCGGCCACTTATCAGGCGTCGGTCCAGACGGAGACGACCGTCACCCATTACTTCACCTTGCGTTACCGTTCTGGCATTACCGCCGATCACGAGGTCGTATTGTCCGGCCAGGTTTACCGGGTGCGGCGTGTGCGCGATCTGAACAGTAAAGGGCGCTTCCTGTTGCTGGAATGCGAAGAGCTTGGCAGCGAAACTCGAAGGAGTGAGCGGTATGGCGGCGAAAGCGTCTTTACACGTTGATTTCCAGCAACCGACAGAGTTGGTTTTCAACCGTGCCCGCCTTCGGCGTGCTTTTGTGCGCATCGGTCAGATCCACATGCGCGATGCGCGGCGGTTGGTGATGCATCGTGGCCGCTCGGCACCGGGGGATAACCCGGCCTTCCGAACCGGCCGCCTTGCGCGCTCTATCGGTTACTACGTCCCGCGAGCCTCAAAGCGGCGCCCGGGCTTGATGGTGAAGATCTCTCCCAACCAGAAGAACGGCGAGGGAAACCGCCATATCAACGGGGCTTTTTACCCTGCGTTTCTGTTCTACGGGGTTCGCCGTGGGGCGAAGCGTCAGAAAAAACATCATCGTGGCGCCTCGGGGGGCACCGAGTGGCGGATTGCTCCGCGTAATAACTTCATGGTGGAGGTATTGGAGCGCCGGCGCAGCTGGACCCGATACACCCTTTCGCGTGAATTGCGAAAATCGCTGCGGCCACAGCGCCGCAAAAGGAAAACAGCGTGAAATTAACCCACATTATTGCTGCACTGCGTGCCCGTTGCCCGCGGTTTGAAAACCGGGTCGGAGGCGCGGCGCAGTTCAAGGCTATCCCCGATGTCGGGAAACTGCTGCTCCCGGCGGCGTATGTTGTGCCGGCCGATGATACACCCAGCGAGCAGAAGAGCCAGACGGACTATTGGCAGGATTTGACCGAAGGGTTTTCGGTCATTGTGGTGCTGAGCAACGGGCGGGATGAGCGTGGGCAGTGGGCGTCTTTTGACGCGGTGCACGATGTGCGGGCCGAGGTTTGGAAAGCCTTGCTGGGCTGGGAGCCGGATCCGGATGCCAGCCCCATTTGCTATGCCGGCGGCACGGTGCTCGATTTGAACCGCGCCGAACTCTATTACCAGTTCGATTTTACGGTAGACCGGGAGATAACCGAGGAAGACACCCGCCAACAGGACGATTTGGACGCGCTGGACGAGTTCAAAACCTTGTCGATTGATGTGGATTACATCGACCCTGGCGCCGGCCCCGATGGGAAGATCGAGCACCACACCGAAATACATTTCAGCGAGTAACCCATGTATCTGATCCCCAACAAAGGGCGAACCGTTCCCGACCCGGCGCGTGGCGATGTTTTGCCACCAGGCGGAAGGAATGTTGAACCCAGCACGTATTGGATGCGTCGGCTGGCGGCCGGCGATGTTCGACAACAAGACAATTCACCGGCCAAACCGAGAGGTAACACACAATGACCGTGAGCTTTAATAACATCCCGGCGGATGTTCGGGTTCCGCTGTTTTATGCGGAAATGGACAACAGCGCCGCAAATACGGCGCAGGATAACGCCCCGTCGCTGCTGTTTGGCATGGCGCTGCCTGATTCACAGATAACGGCAAACGAACTGGTTATCATGCCTTCCGCGGATCTGGCGGGGAAATTGGCCGGCCGTGGCAGTCAACTGGCGCGAATGGTCGCGGCTTACCGTAAGGTTGACCCCTTTGGTGAGCTGTGGGTGATTGCGTTGCCTGATGGTTCGGGAACCGCCGCCAAGGGCACAGTGACCCTTTCCGGCACGGCGACGGCCGCCGGCAGCATCAGCCTGTATATCGGTACCACCCGGGTGCAGGCAGTGGTGGCAACTGAAGATAAGGCCAAGACTGTTGCCACAACACTCGCCGCCGCTATCAATGCCCGTCCGGATCTTCCCGTAAAGGCAGAAGTTTTGGCAACGTCTGGCGGCGATGTGCAGGGGGTAGTGACGCTGACGGCGGTCAACAAAGGGGTATCGGGTAACGATATTCCGCTGGCGGTGAACTATTACGGCAGCGTGGGTGGCGAAGAGGTGCCGGCCGGACTGACTGCTCAGATTGGCGTCATGAAGGGCGGGGCGGGTTCCCCTGATCTGGCGCCGGCGGTGGCAGCCATGGGCGATGCGCCGTTTGATTACATCGGACTCCCCTTCAGCGATATGCCGTCCCTGCAGCTGATGGCGATGGAAATGAACGACAGCAGCGGCCGCTGGAGCTATATGCGGCAGCTGTATGGCCATGTGTATACCGCCAAGGTGGGCGATTTGTCCGAGCTGGTGGCTTTCGGTGACGGACTCAATAACCAGCATATTACCGTTGCCGGCTATGAGCCGGATTGCCAGACACCGCTGGATGAGCTGGTCGCCGGCCGCCTTGCGCGCGCGGCGGTATTCCTGCGTATTGATCCCGCCCGGCCGACGCAGACCGGAGAGTTGACGGGCGCAATGCCGGCCCCGGTGGGTAAGCGCTTCATTATGACGGAGCAGCAGTCCTTGCTGACCCATGGTATCGCGACCGCGTATGCGGAAGGCGGCAGCCTGCGGATCCAGCGGGATATCACCACGTACAAGAAAAATGCCTACGGCGTGGCAGATAACAGCTATCTGGACAGCGAAACGCTGCATACCAGCGCTTATGTTCTGCGTCGTCTCAAGTCGGTGATCACCTCGAAGTATGGGCGCCACAAGCTGGCCAATGATGGCACACGCTTTGGCCCGGGTCAGGCCATTGTGACGCCGGCGGTGATCCGCGGTGAGCTTTGCGCGACCTATCGCCAGCTTGAGCGCGAGGGCATTGTTGAAAACTTCGAGCTGTTCCAGAAATACCTGATTGTTGAGCGCAACGCCAATGACCCGAGCCGCCTGGATGTCCTGTTCCCACCGGATTACGTCAATCAGCTGCGTGTCTTTGCTCTGCTCAACCAATTCCGTCTGCAGTACAACGAGGAGGCCGCCTGATGGCTAAGATCGCCGGTACCTGTTACCTAAAAATTGACGGTCAGCAACTGTCGCTCACCGGTGGCATTGAAGTGCCGATGAACACCGTGGTGCGCGATGATGTGATTGGCCTGGCGGGGGACGTGGATCACAAAGAGACCCACCGCGCCCCTTATGTGAAAGGCACCTTCAAGGTGCCGAAGGCATTTCCCATCAACAAGCTGGTGTCGTCTACGGCCATGACCATTACCGCCGAGCTGGCAAATGGGATGGTGTATGTACTGGGCAGCGCCTGGTTGCACGGCGAGGCCAATCATAACCCCGAGGAAGGCACCGCCGACCTGGAATTCCACGGTGAAGAAGGATTCTATCAATGAAAGAAATCACTCTGAGTAAGCCGATCACGGCGCACGGTGAGACGCTGCATGTCATTGAGCTGCAGGAGCCCACGTATGACCAGGTGGCGAAATTTGGTATGCCGTTCTCGTTGACGGAGTCCGGCGGTGTCAAGCTGGATTCCGCCTCAGCGTTGGCCTATATCCCCGAGCTGGCCGGTATTCCGCTTTCCTCCGCCAGGCAGTTGGCGCTGTTTGATGTTTTTGCTATCTCAATGTCTATTCTCGGTTTTTTTACGGGGTCGAAAACCCCGAAGAACTCCGAAAGCGGCTCTACAACACTGCCTATTTCTGGCGATTGAACCCGCTTGATCTGCGCCGGCTCGCACTGAGCCGGTTTTTTGAGCTGGAGGCTGAGGCCATCCGCATCAATGAGGAGATGAACCGTGGCTGACAGCTTTCAGTTAAAGGCGATCATTACGGCGGTTGATCAGCTGTCCGAACCCATGAAGAAGATGCAGCGCAACGTCAAGGGGTTCGGTAAAGAGTTTTCCTCCATTATGACCGGCGCTGCGGCGGTGGGTGCCGGTATCGTTGGGGCGCTGACATTGCCGATAAATCAGGCCATTGAGTTTGAATCGGTGATGGCCGATGTGCGCAAGGTCGTGGATTTTGATACCCCGGCACAGTTCAAGCAGATGAGCGACGATGTGCTGAACCTGTCTACACGGTTGCCGATGGCCGCCGAGGGGATTGGGCAGATTGTCGCGGCCGGCGGCCAGGCGGGCATCGCCAAAGAAGAGCTGCTTTCCTTTGCCGAGTCTGCCGTAAAAATGGGCGTGGCATTCGACCAGACCGCGGAAGAGTCCGGCCAGATGATGGCGCAGTGGCGTACGGCCTTCAAAATGACCCAGACAGACGTAGTCGGGTTGGCGGATAAGATCAACTACCTGGGGAACACCGGCCCCGCCAGTGCGGCCAAGATTTCTGAGGTTGTTACCCGGATCGGCCCATTGGGGGAAGTGGCCGGCGTGGCGTCGGGCGAGATTGCGGCAATGGGCGCTACCATTGCCGGCATGGGGGTGGAGTCCGAGATCGCCTCGACGGGCATCAAGAACTTCATGCTGTCATTGACCGCGGGTGGCGCTGCTACAGCTTCACAGAAACGGGCGCTCAGAGCGTTAAAGATCAACCCGAAAACTCTGGCAGCCGACATGCAGAAAGATGCCAAGGGCGCCATGCTCAAAGTGCTGGACTCGCTGGCTAAGGTCCCCAAAGCAAAACAGGCCGCTGTCATGACAGCGCTGTTCGGCAAGGAGTCTCTGGGGGCGATCGCGCCCCTGCTGACCAACCTTGATCTGCTGCGGAAAAACTTTGCCAAAGTCGCTGACCAGCAGGCCTACGGCGGCTCAATGGAGAAGGAGTACGCCGCGCGCGCCGCCACGACAGCGAATGCCATCCAGCTGTTCAAAAACCAGATGAGCGCGGTCAGTGTGACGATCGGCGATATGTTCTTGCCGGCGCTGAACAAGGGTATCGGCAAGCTGATGCCATTTATCGAACAACTGCGTGATTGGGTGAAGGCAAATCCTGAGTTGCTCAAGTCTGTTGCCAAGTTTGGGGCATATTTGCTGGGGACTGCCAGCGCGGTGGGTGCGGTGAAAAAGGCATTTGGCTTGCTCAATACCGTGATGAATATGTCGCCGTTGGGCAAGTTGGTGACGTTGCTGGTATTGGCCGGCGGGCTGATCGTCGAGAACTGGGATACCGTGGGCCCGACCATACAATCCGCCCTGGCCGAGATCAACAAGGTGGTTGATGCCATCGGTGGGTGGGAGAGCGTGCTTAAAGGCATCTTGGCCTTCATGGTGATCAAGTGGTCCGTTGACATGGTCAGTTCCATCGGCAGCGTGACGAAAGAGATGGGGAAACTTGGGAAGGTTACGAAGGGTACCGGCTTGTTCGGCGGTGGTGCGATGGCACTTGGCCGTCTGGGGACGATCGGCGCCGCGCTCACCGCCAAAGAGTACGTGGCCGATCCGCTGGAGGAGCGGTTCACCTGGTTGAAAGACAACGTGGTGACACGCACGCTCAATGATCTACCTGGTCTCGATAGCGTTGATGCATTGGGGAAAAAGCTGCTGCCCTGGCGCAGAGAGGAAAACCAGGGGCGGCAGTATCAACCTTCGGTTTCCCTGCTCAGGCCGGTCAATCCCTCGCCGCAACAGCCGCCGGGTGGTGAATTTACGTTCAAGTTTGAGAATATGCCGGCAGGTATGAAGGTGCAGACGGACAGCAAGCTGCCTCCCGGTATTTCCTACGATGTCGGCTATAACCGATTTGCCAAACCTTGATTAAATCGGAGCTGCATTGGAACGCGCTCAGGGAAAAATATTGATGAACATTAACCATGATGTGAGTTATTATTAATCTATAATGGTAATTGACTGGAGATGGTGAATGACTAAAACAATAATGGCATTAATTATCGCTGCTATATCTTTCCCTGTTTTTTCGAAAGATTCACTAACAGGTAACTTTGTGAGTGGTATCGAATCATCGATAGAATCAAATGGTGAGATATCATCTTCAATAGACATAGTCTGTCCTGCTCAATCAGCCAGTGGGAAACTGCTGATTACTCATGTTTCTTATGAATATGGGAAAAGCAAAGGTGTTTTCCTTTTTAAAAGTAACGACCAACCTCAAGCACCAATGACTGCTGTTGTTCCATTGCGGCCAAATGATGATTTTGATTCTCCAATTATTAATGGTTGGGAGTTTTCGTTTAAAATGCCTAAAGGTCAATTTTTTGTTACGGTTTTTAAAAGCGGTAAGGTTAAGGTCGGTGTAAATAAAAACGGAGCTACTGGTGTGAAGGAAATAAATTGCAAGGCAGTCAAGCCTGAATAACCATCTCTACGAATAAATAATCAATCAACCCACTTCGGTGGGTTTTTTTATGTCTGGAGTCATTATGGCTGGATGGAAAAGCAGGCTGCAGCCCGCGTCGTTCCGTGGTGTGCCTTTCAGTGTTGAAAGTGACGAAGGCACATTCGGCCGCCGGGTGCAGACGCATGAATATCCCAATCGTGACAAGCCCTATACCGAAGATCTCGGGCGGGCAACGCGGCGATTCACGATCAGCGCCTACCTGATCGGGGATGATTATATTGACCAGCGCGATCGGCTCATTGCGGCTGTAGATACCCCGGGGCCGGGAACGCTGGTACACCCCAACTACGGTGAAATGGCCATCTGCGTTGATGGTGAAGTGCGCGTCAGTCACAGCAACAACGAAGGGCGCATGTGCCGGATCAGCTTCAGTTTCGTTGAAGCGGGGGAATTGTCGTTTCCGACTTCAGGCGTGGCGACAGGGCAAGTGCTGGTCTCGTCCTGCTCGGCCCTTGACGACAGTATTGGCGACGCCTTCTCCAGTTTTGGCCTGGGGGGCCTGTCGGATTTTATTCAAAGTGATGTGCTCGACCAGGCCACCGCGATGATCAATACCGTGGCGGATGCGTTCACCATGGTGGATGAGGGGATTGCCGCGGCGGCGCGTTTACTGCAGGGCGATTTGTCGGTACTGCTGATGCCGCCGTCTTCTGGCATGAACTTTGTCAATGCCCTGCAAAAAATGTGGCGCGCCGGCAATCGCCTCACCGGTGATGCATCGGATCTGGTGACCTTGATCGACACGCTTTCCGGTGTGACGCTGGGGCATGATTTGGCGCCGCGGGGGGTATGGAATACTGACAGTACGACAATCCAGGTTGTGAAGACGCAGCAGAACTACGTTGCCGAAGCCATTCGCACCACGGCCATCAGCGAAGCCGCCTATACGGTGACGCTGCTTCCTCAACCCAAAACGCCAGTCAACCAGCGATCACCTGAGAGCGCAACGCCCATTGTGTCACATCCGGCGCTCAATGATGCCTGCACGGATAATCCTGTGCCGGCGCCCGTAACCTGGGACGATTTGATCGCCGTGCGCGCCGGGATTAATCATGTCATTGATACCGAGCTGCAGCGCACGGCCGATGATGGCCTTTTCCTTTCCCTTAACCGGGTTCGCACGGATACCAACCGGGATATTTCGACACGCCTGGCGCAGGTGGAAAAAACGGTGGCCCGAACCCCACCAGACGTGTTGCCGGCGCTGGTGCTCGCCGCCACCTGGTATGACAACGCCGCCCGCGAGACCGACATTACGGGGCGTAATGCCGTGAAGCATCCCGGCTTTATTCCCGTTCAGCCATTGAGGGTCCCCGTTCGATGAATAATACCGTCACGCTGAGAGTGAACGGCCGCGAGTGGGGCGGCTGGACTACCGTCAAGATCGCGGCCGGCATTGAGCGTCTGGCCAGGGACTTCAACGTACAGATAACCCGCCAGTGGCCGGGGGAGTCGGGCAGTGTCCCGCTCGCCCCGCGGGTTAAGAAGGGCGATGCCGTCGAAGTCTCGATCGGTGATGACCTGGTGATCACCGGCTGGGTAGAGGCCACGCCGGTACGTTACGACGCCCGGGGCATTACCTTTGGGATCACCGGCCGGAGTAAAACGGCGGATCTGATTGACTGCACCGCGGCGCCCACCCAATTTGCCGGCCGGACATTGGCGCAGATCGCCACGCAGCTTGCCAAGCCGTTCAACCTTACCGTGGTTGATGCCGGCGTCCCGGCGGGTTCACTGCAGGGCGTCCAGGCGGATCACGGTGAAACGGTCCATGAGGTGTTGAACAAATTGCTGGGCCAGCAGCAGGCACTGGCCTATGACGATCCGCAAGGGCGGTTGGTGGTGGGTGCCATTGGCAGTGCGCACGCCACGACCGCGCTGGTCTTCGGCGAGAACGTGCTGAGTTGCGATACCGAACAGAGCATTCGCGATCGCTTTTCGGATTATCAGGTTTCTGGCCAGCGCGCCGGCGGTGACGATGATTTTGGCGAGGCGACGATCTCTGCCATTCGTTCGACCGCGAAGGATAGCGGCGTCAAACGCTATCGCCCGCATTACATCCAGCAGACGGGCAATGCGACCGGCACTACCTGTCAGGCGAGATGTGAGTTTGAGGCACGGCAGCGCGCGGCCCGGACGGACGAAACCACCTATACGGTGCAGGGCTGGCGCCAGGGAGACGGGCAGCTGTGGCAGCCGAACCAGCGTGTGATTGTGTTCGATCCGCTGCTGGACTTTAACAACCGGGAAATGGTGATCGCCGAGGTGACGTATTCCCAGGATGAGGGGGGCACGGTGACCGAATTACGCGTGGGGCCGGAGGATGCGTACCTGCCAGAGCCACAGAAACCCGGCAAGCGGAAAAAGGCCAAACAAGAGGATGATTTCTGATGCGTAATCCGATGGAGGCCATACAGCGAGGCCTGTCAAACCTGCTTGCCCGCGCGGTGGTGCGGGGGCTGAACAGTGCAGCCAAATGCCAGACGGTGGATGTCGCGCTGGTGGCCGGTGACCCAAAATCTAGCGTTGAGCATCTGGAACCCTACGGCTTTACGGCCGCGGCACATCCCGGGGCAGAAGCGGTGGCGTTGTTTTTGTCTGGAGACCGTTCGCACGGCGTGGTGATCACCGTGGCCGATCGGCGGTACCGACTGAGCGGCCTGCAGAGTGGGGAGGTGGCGTTGTATTCCGATGAAGGCGACAGCATTGTTTTGCGCCGGGGCAATCGGGTGGAGGTGAACACCAAACACTATGTTGTTAATGCTGAGGAGAAAGCCACCTTTAACACGCCGCTGGTTGAAGTGCCCAATGGTGAGATTGCCGATAAAACCAGCACGCTGAGCAAAATGCGTGAACAGTATAACGGGCATGACCACGACGATACTCACGGTGGCCAGACCGGTAAACCGAACCAGGAGATGAAATGATGATCCTGACCGTCAATGGCGTGCGTTACCCCGGAAACGCGCCGCTCGATCGGCTGACGCGATCGGTTGTGATATCGCTCTTTTCATGGCGCCGGGCCGAGCCGGACGATAACGCGCAGCAGCCTATGGGCTGGTGGGGTGATACCTGGCCAACGGTACAAAATGATCGCATAGGCTCCCGGCTCTACCTGCTCCGCCGCACGACCCTGACCAATCAGACGCCACCTCTGGCGAGAACGTATATCAACCAAGCGCTGGCCTGGATGATTGACGATGGCGTTGCCGCGCGGATTGATACGCGAGTGGAGCGTACCGGCATCGATATGCTGGCAGCAGCGATCACACTGTGGCAGCGAGACGGCACCCGCCACACGATTACATTTGACGATTTATGGAGTGAACTCAATGGCTGACAGTGGTTTCAGCAGGCCGCCCCTGCCGCAACTTATCGCGACGATCAGAAGCGACTTGCTCACGCGGTTCAATGAAGATGTGGTGCTGCGTCGTCTGGATGCGGAGGTGTATGCGCGCGTGCAGGCGGCGGCCGTTCATACGCTGTATGGCTACATCGACTATCTTGCTCGGAACATGTTACCGGACCAGGCGGATCCTGATTGGTTGGTGCGGCATGGCGTGATGAAGCGTTGCCCCCGGAAACCGCCAACGGCGGCGGCAGGCTTTGTCCGCTGGCAGGATGTTAGCGGCACACCTGAATTGCCCGCCGGCACGGTGTTGCAGCGCGATGATCAGCAGACGTACACCACCACCGAAGCCGCCAGGGCGGTCGGCGGTGTATTGCGTGCCCCGATACTGGCTGATGTCGCCGGACGAGAGAGTAACGCTGATGATGGCATTGCCTTGCGCCTAGTGACGCCTGTCGGGGGGCTATCGTCCACGGGCTATGCCGATGATTTGGCGGGCGGGGAAGATATCGAGCCGCTTGAAACCTGGCGTGGCCGCATCATGGAGCGGTGGTTCTACACCCCACAGGGTGGCGCTGATCATGATTATGTGATCTGGGCGAAAGAGGTGGCCGGCATTAGCCGCGCCTGGACGTTCCGCCATTACAAGGGGATCGGCACGGTTGGGGTGATGGTCGCCAGTGGTGATGCCACCCATCCCGCGCCGCCGGCTGAAACGGTGACCGCCGTACGGGATCACATCTTACCGCTGGCACCGGTTGCGGGCGGCGGATTGTTTGTGTTCCCTGCCACCGAAAAGGTGATCCCCATGACGATTGCCCTGGCAAAGGACACGCCGGAGATCCGGGCGGCCGTCATTGCTGAGCTTAATTCGCTGTTTTTGCGTGACGGCATTCCTTCGGGAACGATACACCTGTCGCGCATCAGCGAAGCCATCAGCATCGCCACTGGCGAATATGCTCACCGGCTGGATGCGCCGACCGCCAATATCGTGTTGGGTAACGTAGAACTACCCGTTTTGGGAACGGTCACCTGGTCAAACTACAGCGCGGGGTAACGCATGTCACTTGAAGATGATTACACCCGGCTGCTTTATCATTTGCTGCCGCCGGGGCCGGCCTGGGAAGGAGACAACCCGCTGTTGAACGGTCTGGCACCTTCTTTGGCCGCCGTTCACCAGCGTGGTGAAGACCTGATGCGTGAGATTGACCCGGCGCAGACTGTTGAGCTGATCGGCCGTTACGAAACGCTCTGTGGGCCGCCCGATTCCTGCGCGCCGGACGGCGTACAAACACTGCGTCAACGCCAGCAGCGACTTGACGCAAAAATTAATATACCGGGCGGGATTAACGAACGGTTTTACCGCCAACAGTTGGATGCGCTGGGTTATCACACGGCGACCATTGAACAATTTCAGAATCTGGATGCTACCCCGGATCCGGAGTGGGGCGATAAGTGGCGTTATTACTGGCGCGTGAATATTCCCTCTGATGCCACGGTAGCCTGGCAAACCTGCACCAGCGCGTGCAATAGCGCCATTCGTACCTGGGGCGATACGGTGGTGGAATGCGTTATCGACAAATTGTCCCCATCCCACACCGTGGTGGTCTTTGCCTATCCTGAAGGAGAAAACGATGCATCGAATTGATACACCTACGGCGCAAATTGATAAGTTTGGGCCGGGGAAGAACGGTTTTACCAATGGCGATCCGGCTACCGGGCGCCGCGCTACCGACCTTAACAGCGATATGTGGGACGCAGTGCAGGAAGAGATGGCCAACGCCATCGAGGGTAACGGTATTGTGCTGGACAAGTCGAAACACAACCAGCTGTATCTGGCGATACAGAAGGCGATCACCGATCCGGGCTTTTTGAAAAAAGCGAATAACCTTTCCGATGTTGCCGATGTTACTGAGGCGCGTGGTAACCTTGGCCTTGGCACGGCAGCAACAAAAAATGTCGGCACGGCTACGGGAAATGTTATGGAAGTGGGAGCCTTTGGCCTAGGGGCGGGGCCAGTACATCGAGCTGACGCCTACGGTAATATTGCTGAATTTTTCCGCATCACCGCGAGCAGCGCTAATCGCCCGGGGAATAACTCTTATGGTGGTGTGAGGTTGCCTATCGATGGTGGGCCCACGACGAGCTACGTGGTGGTCGGGGCTGACATGACAGCTTGGATTGGGCGGTCCCAACAACAGGCAAATGGTGTGGCATGGGCGCGGGTGTATACCACGCTCTTCAAGCCAACGGCTGCTGATGTTAATGCTGTTGCTAAAACCGGCGATAGAATGAGTGGCCAGCTCATAGCGCCTGCATTAGCCACAATCCCTGACGCAATACCGTGGGGATCAGGCCCTTATGCCGAACAGTTGAATAATCAAGCGCCATTCTTTCAACCCAATTGGCAATGGCCTGTGACTTCTGGAGGCGTTTTCGTACCTATAGCTAAAGGGACATCAACCCGAAAAGGCAGAGGTTGGCCGACAGCGGTAAGTTATGGCTATCTGATGCCGGGAGAAGATATGCACGCCCACCCAGTGATTCATGCGCTGGGTGATAGTGGCATGGAGAATATCTGGGAGTTTAATACCCAGACCGGTGGTCTGCGTAGTGGTAAGGCTGGTGAGTTTGCTACACAGCCCTGGGTTAACAATGGACTTGGCGGGCGAGTTGATTGGGGCACGTTTAACCGCGAAGTTGGAGCGAGAGCGACCACTGACTATGTAAACTCCACCTTTGGCCCGAAAAATACTGCAAATTTCTCTGGTAATGGGTGGTGGAGATGTGGTTCTACAGGGTTAATAATTCAATGGGGAACTGTTGGGCAAGGGAATGACGCGCAAGTGACCTTCCCTATCACTTTTCCTAATTTTTGTTTGTCTGTTCAAATGACCCAAACTAGTTCGCAATGGGGAAGCCAGAGTTCGTCTAATATATCTGCAACAGGTAGGAGTCGTACTGGGTTTACCTCCCATATCTACTCGCAAGAAATAAGTGCTGACTGGATTGCTGTAGGATTCTAATAGTAGGGGGTGATATGAGCTATTTCTATAGCGCTATAACAGGTGGTTTTTATAACGATTTGCTAATTGACGAGTATGGTGATAAATGGCCTGAAGATGCAATCTTGGTGTCGGATGATATTTATGACGAGTTGATGAAGGCGTCATGCAGTAAAAAAATAATTGTTGCTAATGAGGGGGGATACCCTATAGCAGTGGATATACCATCGTCAACAAAAGAACAACTTGCGAAAGAGAATGCAAGGAAAATATCAGATTTAATGACAAAGGCAAACAATGATATATCTCGGATTCAGGATGCAATAGAGTATGATGGAGGAACTGATAGGGAACGCGCGACATTGATATTATTGAAACAATATCGCGTTATTCTTGGCAGGGTTGATGTGAGTTTAGATGGTAAACTTAATCTGCCTGAATACCCTTCTTGATGAGAGCATCTGTATGAGTATACTTTTGTATTAATGCTCGAATGCTATTTGATAATTTTATTTCTATGTACTTGTGGGAAAGGTAGGCGACCAAAATAGAAGCGACAATTAAAATGATAAATCCTATCGTTGAATGCATCGCGTTCTGGTGCGCCTTTTCCACTTTATCTGAAATAAAACTAGCGAGAGGTGAATGCAGTAAATACCATGAGAATGAAATATTGCCGAGGACGATAACAGGGCTTGGTGTTACTTTAACCATCATGTTATTGCTGAGTGCGAAAAAAAGAACTAATAGCGAGAAAATGAAAGAGGTGGTTAGGTTATAAGCTGGCAGCCTACCTATTACCACTAGGTAAATCGCTGAAGCTAAGGTTAAGATTGCAAGGGAAAAGAAAAGCTTTTCATTCTTTCCCTTAAGGTGATTATATACATAACCAGATAACATCCCAAATCCAAACTCTATGATTATTGGGTTAGTGAAAAAACGTAATAGGCTAGAATTGAATTCATATCCAGTAGTTGAGAATGTAACGTTTTGGCCGATGAAACATGCAAGAATAGCAGGAAAAGAAAACCAACAGGCTAAAGCAAGTAACCGATGCCTAACTAATAGGCATAGTGAAAATGCAAGATAGAAGTATAGCTCGTAATTTAATGTCCATCGTACATTAAACATTCCTTCGTCATTGATATAAAGTGGTGCTGGACTGTTGGTGTATGGATGGAATGTCAATGCACTGATTAGAGTATTGGTTTTTTCCGGGTAGTGAAATATGCTCATGGCACCGCCCGTCAGGAAAGCGAATAGCAGAATTATATAGTAAGTTGGAAGAATTCTTGTCAGTCTATTGACTACAAATTCAAAACTTGCCTTCACCCCACCAGTTTTGCCATTAGTGATATAAACCATAATGAAGCCACTAATGACAAAAAATAAGTCTACGCCAATAGCTCCCCAGCCAAATAACATATTTGGGACGGCCACACTTGAACCGTCAGGAACCAAATAGTAACGATAGTGAAATAAAACAACAGATAGGGCAGCCAATCCGCGCAGGATTTGAATGGATTCAATTTTGTCTTTCATTAAGTTTCATCGTCAGTATTCAGTTTACCAAAATTATAAAGCCTCTTGCGAGGCTTAACGATTTTCCCTGCTTATCACTCTATCAGCTGCAACCCGTGAGAGGAAGCCAGAACGGCTACCGTACTCAGGATGCGCGGCGACAAACTGGTCGATACGGCGGATCAGCAGGGAAGGGAGTGTCACGTTAATTTTCTCCGCCTTGCCCATAAGCCGAGTGATATCCACATCGACGAGCGCCCAGACGACGCCGGCGTAATCTGGATCAGATAGCCAGTTTTCAACGTTGGTTCCTTCCGGCACTGCTTCGCCATCTTCAACCAATAATTCGATATGCGCCTCGATGGCTTCGCGCGCACTCTCGATCGCATCCTGATAGTTGTCGCCCCCGGAGAAGCAGCCAGGTATATCAGGTACGCGAACGCCGAAGGATGAATCGCCTTTATCAATAGCAACTGGATACAACATGTAAACCTCCAAGAGGTGGGGCTTAGAGCCCCGCCTGTTTCTTGATACTTTTCAGTGTTGGCAGCGGTATGTCTTTCTGTGGATGTTTTACCGTTACCAGCCCTTTCTTCGTTGGGTGCTTGAACTGATGATGACTGCCTTTAACTCTCACCAGATACCACCCATCGGCTTCAATCATTGCTATTGCATTCCTGCTATCCAT